AGGATCAGAGCAATTCCTATTACGGAAGCTTCACCTGATGAAACTCAAGTATTAAGATATAAGTTAGTAACCCTTCCAAAAGGAACTACTCAAATACCAACTGTTAAATTAGGTGTAACTCAAGTTAGTGCAACTCAATTAGAAGGTGGTGTGGGATTAACTCCAACAACATCTCCTGCTGGAAATACAAATGGTGGATACACAATGGTATTGGCAGACCAAAGAGCTGGTACATTGACTGTAAGTAAAACAGCATCTGCTACTACTACAAATGTATTTTTGGGCGATGAAATTACAACAACTGCGCAAGTAGTTACTGGTTTAGAATTTAGATTTACTCCAAATCCAAACTTAACAATTGATGTATCAACAACAATAACTGTATTTGGTAATGAAACTGGAGGTTCTCAAACTATACCTGTAATCATAACATACAAACAATCTGTATAAAATAAAATAGAAATAAGAAAATGGCACAAATAACAAACCCAAATATAACTTCGCAGATTGCAGCATTGGCTAACACTGGTACAATTGATTCAAATGCGATAGTACAATTACTAAATTCAGCTCTACCAGCTACTCAGCAAATTGCAACTACTGGAACAACTGGTACAGGTCTTTACAAAAGATTTGGTGAATTTGATAAAGTAAACGCTAAAATAGAAGTAGTAACAACAGGATTGTGGAGTAATGATTCTGGTTCATTGACATCAGTATATACAGCATCATCTCAAACAACAGCAGCTAGTGGGAAATATTATTACAATGTATTAGATCTTGACCCATCTCTTTCAGATAATGAAGAAATTCAATTCGCTGTGGCATATGGACATGTTGATGGAAGTGGTTCTGTTAGATTGGATTTAGATGATAACGCATTGTTACCAACTAAATCAACATACGCTCAGTATAAATCAATGTTATTAGAACCAACTGTTTCTAAATTCAAATTTGATAATAGTTCTACAATTTCAACCGATGCAAACGGAGTTTATTTCATTAATGTAGCTAGAAACAGATATAGAGAAAAAATGGATGCTGGTAACTGGTCATTAAAAGTTTCTGGTTCTAATGGCTTATTTACATTTATTGATAATAGTGGTAAGAAATTTGGTGATACTTTGGGATTAGCTGGTAATGTATTTAAAGTAGTTTCTGGTTCACTGGAATTAGGAACTCAAAGTGAAGCAACGATTAAACATTCGGCAGATATAGCTACGGATTTAAAAGCAGGATATTCGGCAACAGGAGAAGGATTTGGAGAATTTTATCCTGATAGAGGTATTATAGTTCTTAACGCTAAGGCAATAGGAAACGTAGTTGGTAATGTTGGTGAAGTTGGATTTCCAAATACCGGTAGTTTACAGGGTGGAATTGCAACAACACATGATGCATACAATCATAAGTTATTATACTACGCAATTAAAAAAGGTGGTGATTTTGAAGCAAGAAGAACTGAAAATGTATCTACACAACATTTCTTTGTAAGAGCAACAAATAGAGAATTTAACTATTCTAACAACCCTACTTACTTAGCAGCTGATGGTACATTTACTGAAACTTCATTTAATACTGACCCTCAAACTTATATTACAACTGTGGGTTTATTAAATGATTCAAACGAATTAGTTGCAATAGCTAAGACTTCACAACCAATTGTTAAATCTTTTGATAAGGAAGTTTTAATCAAAGTTAAATTATCATTCTAAATTAATTAGAAACATAATAAAGAAAACCCCCTTCATTGGGGGTTTTTCATTTAACCAATATTTATATACAAATCGGAAGACTAAATGATTAAAGAAATTCCAAAATCTGATGTAATTACTAGACCAATGAAGGTTTATAAGGAATGGACATTAGATGAAAATGATATATATCCAATATTTGGTACAAATGGTGTTAATACATTAGTTGATATTGATAATGATGCAAAAAGCCACGGATTTAATAAAAAAGTAATTTATGCATCTATAAAATCACAATTCTATACAAATCCATCAACATCATCAATTTTAACAGAAGTTGGTAGGAGAATTTCATATGCATCAACCAATGAAAGGATTTTGGAAGATAATATAGCTGTATTTTCTATTCCACAAATATATTATGGTGAGGGAATAAAAGTTGGTACTGTTGTATTGGAAGATGAACAATTAGCAAGAACATATACAGATGATGGGTATTCAAATCTTATTGATTCTGGTAGTAATATTAAGGGAAACATATTTTATGATAGAGGATTAATAGTGGTAGCAAAAGATATAGTTAGCGGTTCTGTATTATCTCAATTTACTTTAAACTTTCGTTCAACAAAAACAATATTTGAAAACGAAGTATTCATTCCAGTATTAGAAAGTGAATTTAATTATTCACAAAACCCTTCGGCAGTGTATGAAGATGGTGGTAGGCTTTATACTCATATAATGCAAAGACCGGGTTCTACTAAAATTGGAGATTTGGTTACTTCATCTTTTTATGATGCTGGTATAAAATGGGTTAAAGGTGCTTTTAATCAATATGAAGCAAGTAGTTCTTTAGACCAGACTGGTTCATTTTTAGCACCAATGATTACGACAATTGCATTGTATGATAATGAGTTAAATATGGTTGCAGTAGCTAAATTACCACAACCAATTAAGTCCTTACCTGATTATCCGGTAAACTTTATTATTCGTTTTGACACATAGTGTTATATTTATATTAGTAAACAAAATAAAATAAAATGGCTAGCATACTAGAATTATACGGAACTACTGGACCTAAAACAGGTACAATTGATAGTAAAGGTAAAGATAAAACACCAATTGAACCAGATGGTGGTTTGAACTTAGCTAAAGATGAAAAGAAACTTCTTAAAGCTAGAGGTGGTACTTTGAATCAAAAGAAGTATTCTGATTCGGTTAAAAGATAATCAATGAGTTGGAAATTTAATGGAAATATTGTTACAGAAGAAAACACACCTGAAGGTGCGGTTGGATTTGTCTATAAAATAGTTGATACTAGAACTAATAGATTTTATATAGGAAAGAAATCCTTATCTCAAACCAGAAGATTAAAACCCCTTAAGGGAAAGACTCGTAAAAGAGTTGTAAAAAAAGCATCTGATTGGGAAAAATATTACTCATCTAACGAATGGATTAAAGCAGAAGTAAAAGCTGGAAACGCTGAATACTTTGAAAGAGAAATAATTCAATTTTGTTTTTCAAAGAAATCCTTATCATATTACGAAATTAAATGGCAGTTTCATTACGATGTCCTTGCCAATGAACAAGCAATAAACGAAAACCTTATGGGAAAATTCTTCCGTAGGGATATTATAAACTAAAGTTATGACAATACCTGAAATCGCTCATAAGTACGGAATCTCCGAAGCTTATTTAAACGCAAAAGATGATGCACTACAAATAGCAGCTGCATCTTTAGTAGACCTTAAAGGAATGTTGGAAGCAAACCAACCAAAAGCTCCAATTGCAGCAAAAATGCAGTTTTTAGCTGATTTCCTTTACGATGTAAAGAATTCTAACCATTAATTTGGCAAATTCCCATAATTTTCGTATATTTGTATAGAATATACCATTTATGCTATTTGGGAAGAATAAACTAACGGTCATTAACATTTTAGACACCACATTGGGTGTAGGTTCATCCTTAAAGGGAAATGAGCAGGCTCACCATTGTCCATTTTGTAATCACCATAAGAAAAAACTTCAAGTAAACTTAGATACCCAAAGATGGCACTGCTGGGTATGTGATTCTAAGGGTAGGAGTATTCAATCCCTTCTTCGCAAACTCAATGTAGATATAAGAGACCTCAATAGATTGAAAGATATCTATGGTGAGGATGATTATACATTAGTTGACAAAGATGAGTATGTAGCTAAGCTACAATTACCATCAGAATTCAAACAATTACACTTCAAACCAAATGGATTCCAACCTGAATATAATCAAGCTATTAACTACCTTAAAGAAAGAGGAATTACTCAAGCTGATATCGTTAAATACAACATCGGATATTGTTCTGATGGATTATACTTTGGTAGAATCATTGTACCTTCGTATGATGAGAATGGTGACTTAAATTACTTCGTAGCTCGTTCATATTACAAAGAAGAACGAATGAAGTATAAGAATCCGCCGGTTAATAGAGATGTAATTGTGTTTGATAATCAAATCAATTGGAATGAACCCATTACTTTATGTGAGGGTGTATTTGATTCATTCTCAATTAAAAGAAATTGTATTCCTTTACTTGGTAAGTTTTTATTAAGTAAATTAAAGAATAAGATTATAGAGAAAGGTGTTAAGGAAGTAACTATTATGTTAGATTCAGATGCTATTGCAGATTCAACTAAACATACTGATTACTTTTTAAAGAACGGAATTAAAGTTCGTAACATTATACCAACTGATAAGGATGCTGGTGAAATGGGATTTAAAAAAGTAAACGAACTCCTAAAAGGAGCAAAACAAACTGGATGGGATGACTTAGTTCTATCCAAACTAAATAATATATGAGGTTAAAGAGAATTTATCACATTGCGGATATACACATTCGTAATATAAAAAGACACAAAGAGTTTAGAGAAGTATTTTACTCAATGTTTGAGGAAATACAAAAAAGAGGAACGGAAGATTCTATTATCTACTTAGCAGGCGATATCGCTCACGCTAAATTGGAAATGAGTCCTGAATTGGTAAGTGAGATTAGTTGGTTGTTTACGGAATGTAACAAACTATGTCCTACTATTGTAATCGCTGGTAATCACGATTGCAATATGAATAATTCAGATAGATTGGACGTACTTACTCCAATTGTTGATGCATTAAAATTACCAAATCTAACTTATTTAAGAGATACGCAAGTTTATGGTATTGGTGGAGTTGATTTTGCAGTATTTAGTATATTTGACAACAAAGATAATTGGCCTAAAGCTAATACTCTATTCGGAAACAAAAAGATTGCACTATTTCACGGACCTGTTGATAACTCTACAACCGATGTAGGGTATGTGGTTAGTAGTAGACACTTTACAACTGAAATATTTGATGGATATGATTTAGCTCTATTAGGAGATATCCATAAAAGACAAGAGATGATATCACCAAGCGGATGTAAGGTGGTGTACGCCGGTTCTTTGGTACAACAAAACTTCGGTGAGACATTAGATAAGCACGGATTCTTAGTTTGGGATTTAGATACAATGACCTATGAGGAAGTTGATATCCAAAACGATTATGGATACTACACTTTAGATGTTGATGGTGGTATTGTGCCGGATGTAACTGATATGCCGTTATACCCTCGTTTAAGAGTGAGGATAACTAATACGGATACCGCAGATACAAAGAGAATGATGGCTGATATTACGGCAAAGTATGGTGTGGAAGATTTTACAATCATTAGAACGGATACATTCAATAAGAAGAAAACCAACGATAGAGAAGCAAGGTTGGAAGTAGATAGCATAGCTGATATAAACCATCAAAACTCTTTAATTGGTGAGTATATTGAACGTATGATGCCATTTGTGACAAAGGAGGACTTAGCTGGAATAGAGAAAATAAATCGTGACATTAATAATAGAATACAACCATCAGAACTGCAAAGGAATATAAGTTGGAAACCAATTAAGTTTGATTTCAGTAATATGTTCTCATATGGAGAGAAGAACATTATTAACTTTGATAAGGTAACTGGATTGATGGGATTGTTCGCACCAAATGCACAGGGAAAATCATCCCTATTTGATGCAATCTCATTTTGTTTATTTGATAAGTGTAGTAGGGCTTACAAAGCATCTGCTATTATGAACAATCGTAAATCGGACTTCCATTGCCAATTAGAATTCTCCGTTGATGGAGTTGTTTATGGTATTCGTAGGGAAGGTAGAATTATCAATAAGGGGAAGAACGTAAAAGTGGATGTGGATTTTTGGAGAGAAGGAGATAGTGGTAGAGAATCACTTAACGGAACGGAGAGAAGGGATACAAACCAAGTCATTGAAACCTATGTAGGAAGATATGAGGATTTCATTATGACTGCCTTATCACTACAAGCTAATAACGCCCTATTCATTGATAAATCACAATCGGAAAGGAAAGACTTGAT